GAAAGCGTATTGAAAGAAGTAAGGAAATTACAGGAAGACTCCGAGGCGATAGTGCTTAATGGCTCTATTACCGACATGGAACGCTACCGTTTCCTTATGGGCCGTCTGGAAGGCATAAAACTTGTGGATCAGATTATCCGAGACAAACTGGATAAGTATTCAGAAGATTTTTAACCCACCTGAGGAGCCTATATGGAACCTGAAAAGAAACTTACGCCTCTAGAGGAAAAGTGGAAAGCTGAAGCCAAAGAAGAAGGGCCAAAGAAAACCACCCTTAATGATGCGTATACCGAAGAAGGAAAAGTCGCTGAACACGGCCTTTCTCAATCTGTATTAGACCTTATCCCAAAGCCTACCGGATGGCGATTAGCTATCCTGCCTTATCGTGGCGCTAAAACTACGAAGGGAGGCATCGTGCTTGCGGATGAAACTCGTCAACGAACACAGTTAGCGACTAACGTCGGCTACGTGTTGAAGGCAGGGGATTTGTCCTATGCTGACGAATCTAAATTCCCCCACGGTCCTTGGTGCAAGGAAGGTGACTGGGTAATCTTTGGTCGATATGCAGGTTCTCGGATTCAGATAGATGGTGGCGAGATTCGTTTACTAAACGATGATGAAATCTTGGGGATAGTAAATGACCCCGAAGATATTCTACACATGTAAGGAGACGTTTAATGAGTGATCCAATGAACGAAGAACTAGATTTTAATGTTGGTGAAGACGAACAGGAAGCCACCGTTGAAATGAACGAAGACGGCTCCGATGCTAAGTTATCGGTCGAAGAACCCCCTGCTGTTGAACAGGGGAAAAAAGCGGGCCCTGCTGAAGAAGAGCTAGACGACTATTCGGGTAAAGTTAAAAAACGAATAGACAAACTTACTGCGCGATTAAGAGAAACACAGCGCCGTGAAGAAGCGGCCCTTGAATACGCTAAAAATGTACAGCAACAGAATCAAAAATTAGAGCAGGTATTCCAACAGACTGATACTCAACGGTTGGAAGAAATGCAAAATCGTGTAGGAACGCAGATGATGGCGTTAAAACACGTGATAAAGAAGGCCAGAGAAGAGGGGGACATAGACACTGAAACGGAAGCGCAACAGCGCTTAACGACAATGGTTATGGAGCAGCAAAGGCTAAACGCTACTACGAATGATCGTAAGCGACAAGCTGCAAATCCTCGGCAGGTAGAGCAGCCTGAAATTTTCCGCAAAAGGCAGCCGGAGCCGGATATACGGGCAGAAGAGTGGGCAGAGCAGAATCCTTGGTTTGGCACAAATACGGTGATGACCCATACAGTCAGGGGAATCCACATGGATTTGGTTCAAAAAGAAGGGTTTGACCCAAGCTCCGACGAGTACTATAGTGAGATAGATCGTAGGATGAGCCGAATATTTCCCAGTGAATACGGTACTGAGCCTACGCAACAAAACAACAGGACTAACCGACCCGTGCAAACGGTAGCTCCTGCAACCCGATCTTCGGGAGTAAACAACTCAGCACGCCGCACTGTTAGGTTGACTCCCAGTCAAGTTGCGATAGCGAAAAAACTTGGGGTTCCACTTGAAGAATATGCCAAATACGTTAAGGAGTGATTTAAATGAGCGATAACAACGTGCCAAAACTCAATCGCAGTGCTCGTGACTCGGATACCCGTGACACAACTGCGCGCCGTAAAGCTTGGGCTCCTCCTTCACGACTAGACGCGCCTCCTGCGCCTCCGGGCTATAAGCACCGTTGGATCAGGGCTGAATCTGGTGGGATAGACGACCGCACTAACGTAGCAGGGAAACTCCGCGAGGGGTATGAACTGGTTAGAGGGGACGAGTATCCTGACTTTGATTCAGGTGTTCAGGATGATGGTAAGCATGCAGGGGTTATTTCTGTGGGCGGACTACTGTTAGCCAGAATACCCGATGAAACAGCAGAAGAGCGTCGAACGTATTATTCTTCACGGACCCATGATCAAATCAGGGCAGTCGATAACGACATGTTGAAGACGAATGCACACTCGTCAATGAAAATCAACGCGCCGGAAAGACAGTCCAAAGTAAGCCTCGGTGGCCCACGAACGGGTTCCGAGTAACCTTAATTTTAAAGGACATTTATCATGGCTAATGTAGACAAAGCCTTTGGCTTACGTCCGCTTGGTAACCTTTCTGGCACTGGTAGCCAGAAGCAGTACGGTTACGAAATTGCGGATAACCAAGCGGGTGCTATTTTTCAGGGTGACCTAGTCACGTTGAAAGACGGTTATATCCTGCAATTCAACCCTGCCTCTCACACAGCGGCGGTAGGCGTGTTTAATGGTTGCAACTATGTTGATCCAACCACTGGCAAGCCAACTTGGAGCAACTACTATCCCGGTTCAGTAAACATCACACAGGGCAAAATCATCGCAGAAGTTCTAGATGATCCTAACCAGATGTTCCTGATCCAAAACGACGGTACTTCAGCCGCTACAGACTACGGCAAAAATGCAGACATCGTTGTTGGAACGGGCAGCACTACAACAGGTGTTTCAGCGAACGAGTTGGATACATCAAGCATTGCTACTACTGCAGCACTTAACCTTAAGATCATTGGTCTTTGGGACGTGCCCAACAACGCAGTCGGTGCTAACGCGGTGGTTGTGGTTAAAATTAACGAGCACCTTTACGGTTCTGCCGGTGTTGCAGGTCAATAGGAGACTTAGGTCATGGCTATATCACGTTCACAACTAGTAAAAGAGCTAGAGCCGGGTCTAAACGCTTTGTTTGGCCTCGAGTATAGTTCTTACGATAACGAGCATGCTGAAATTTACGAAACCGAGTCTTCTGACCGTGCGTTCGAAGAAGAGGTCATGCTTTCCGGGTTTGGCGAAGCGCCAGTTAAAGCCGAGGGTTCGGGTGTTGCATTCGATCAAGCCCAAGAGGTTTACACTGCTCGCTACACTCACGAAACAGTGGCTTTGGCCTTCTCACTGACTGAAGAGGCAGTAGAAGACAACCTGTACGACCGTCTATCGGCTCGTTACACAAAGGCACTTGCTCGTTCAATGGCGACAACTAAGCAGATTAAAGCTGCTTCTATCCTCAACAACGCTTTCACTACCTCTATCGGCGGTGACGGCAAGCCTCTCTGTGCGACAGACCACCCAACACTGGGCGGACCTGATCTTGCAAACGAGTTGGCTGTTGCGGCAGACCTTAGCGAAGCTTCTCTTGAGCAAGCACTTATCGACATCGCAGCGTTCACTGACGAGCGCGGCCTGAAGATTGCTGTTCAAGGCACTAAGCTCATTATCCCTAAGGAGCTTCAGTTCACTGCAGACCGCATCATGAAGTCTACTCTTCGTGTCGGCACTGCGGATAACGACATCAACGCCGTTCGCAACATGGGCATGGTTCCACAGGGCTACAGGGTAAACCATTACCTCACAGACCCTGACGCATGGTTCATCATGACTGACGCGCCTAACGGCATGAAGATGTTCAACCGTGTAGCTATCAAGACTGGCTTCGAAGGCGACTTCGACACCGGCAATGTCCGCTACAAGGCACGTGAGCGCTACAGCTTTGGCTTCAGCGACCCACGTGGTATCTTTGGTTCACCGGGTACACCGTAAGCTAAAGAGCACGACTAGAAAGGGCCCTTAGGGGCCCTTTCTTTTGTGGGTAGAAAAGTAATATGCCTAGAGAAACTAAAGTAAAGAAAGAGCCGCAAGGCTCCCGAGTATGTACTTCGTGCAACAAAGTTAAGCTATTAAGTAAGTTCGAGCACTTTAAAGAAGGGCAAATACGCGGAGTATGCCAACAGTGCGTTATAGCGCAAAGAGCAAGAAAAACCTCTGCTACCCCTGAATCCTACCTTCGAGTACTAAACACCCAACTAAAATCCCAACGTCTTAAACAGAGCGTCGAATACGAATTAACCAATGAAGACGTTATTGACCTGTGGGAAATGCAGGACGGTAAGTGCGCTTTATCTGGCGTGCTCATGACTCACCAAAGAGATGGCACTTACGGCGACAGAAAGAAAAAAGAATTCAATGCCTCAATAGATCGCATAAACCCGCAAGGCCCTTATGTACGGGAAAACGTACAGTTACTTGCTGCTAGGGTAAATACCATGAAACACACGCTTGGCGAAGAAATGTTTATATGGTGGGTAAAGAACATTTACGAGACCAGAATTAAGTGATATGTTGGGGGTGCTGCAATTTCGCAGTGAACAGCT